CAACTGGAAACCGAAAGAAGCCAGGCCCTTGACCTTATTAATGGAGCACTAAATTCGGATAAAAGTCCCCAAAATGAAGGCGGAGAAAATACCGGTAGCGGAAATACTGAAGATGAAAAAAAACCGGAGAATGCTTCTTCACAACCGAATCTTCTCGAAGGTATAAATAATGTGGTTCAGTCTCTTAATGATACAACAAAAGAGAACAAAGAACTCCGTCAAACTTTAGAAAAGCTTGTACCGAATGCTACTGAAGACAAACCAACAACAACAATTGAAAAGAAAATTACCGTGCATGGAGTAGGAACTACAGAGGCTCACCTATTTGGAATTGAGCATTCACTGTTTGATATGAATAAACGCTGGAACCGTATTGCACATAATCCAGCGTATGCGGATTTAAACCAACCGGATGAAGATGTAGATGATAAGGCTTATCAGGCGGAAGTTAAAAATTTTGGAAAATCATTGGCAGCCCGTTATCATTTTCTACAAAGTCAAAAACTCCTGGATCCTGTCAAACTTAATTCCGGGTTCACAAATGACTTTACCAATCTAAAAGATGCAGGTTTAGGTGACCAATTTGTAATCCTTCGTCAGGATGCACTTATAGCCAGAATCATTACACTTCAAAATGTTTATGATCTCTTCCCGCGCCGTTATGGTATCCAAGACCGTGAACTGATGACCAATGCTTTCTTCTCTGAAATATCCCAGGCATATCAGACTGGAGAAGTTTGGAAAGGAGACATGGAGTTACAACCGGAGCTGGGTTATGTTGACGACTCAATGGCAAAAATAAAGTTTGGCCCACTAAAAGAATTGGAACGCAAGTATATTGGATATCTTAATACAGATGGATCCGATCCAATTAAATGGGGTATGATTGAATGGCAGCTACTGCAGATCTATACTCAGCTTGTAACAGAACAGAACCGTCGCAGGATCCGTGGCTGTTACATTAAACCCGAAAAAGGTATTCCGGGAAGTTATTTAAATACTTCCTCCGGTTTGATCTATACTCTGGTTCGTTATATGCACGAGAACACTCTTCTCCCCCACTCCGACACGGCATACAATGATTACACAGAAACAACGTTCCTTGAGTCTGTCCAGGAATTCGTTAAAGATGTAAAGAAATCGCTGGATGAAGATCTGGATCTCGATGGCTTTGCAATTTATCTGAATAAAAACCATCGCGACTGGTGGATAGCCAACTGCCGTGCCAAATATGGTAAGGATATCGACTTTACGGGGCCAATGGGTTATGCAAACGTTTTACCAGATAGCACTACTCAGATTAAGTGGATCCCAAATATGGGACAAAGCAAACTTATTTTGATTCAGGAACCGGGCAACTTGCAATGTCTTGAATTCGTCCCTGGAGAAATGTTGGCATTTAAGCTACAGGAATTCATGGAACAAGTGATGGCCTGGTCAACATGGAAAGAAGGGTTTACTGCTACATTTATTGGAAAACATTTCTCAACACTGGCTAAACTGGTTGAAAACAATTACAGTCTGCAACGTGTATTCTGTAATAAACCGGCGACAGTCCTGGAGGATAAAAAGGCTACAATCACAGCCGGTAATCAGTTCTGGTTTATGACTCCGGATAATACAGCTGCTACAGCACTTACAGATATCACCGGTGCAAAAAAAGGTATTGTCTATATAATTGAATGTGGAGGTAAAACCAATGCAACGACTATTGCTAAATCAGGGAAATTTGAAACTCTTACAGAAGCTTATAATCCCACAGAGAAAGGAGACTACATCATGGTTACTTTAAATAAGGATGGTAAGTTCCAGGAATTGGAACGCTGTGTTGGTGGTGTTCGTACAATCAATAAAGAGTTACAACCCAATATACCGGGTGCACGATAACCCCCTTTACTACTTGTATATATAATCCCAGGAGTCCGGGTTCCGGCCCGGCTCCTTTGTCACACTTTAAAAAAGTAAAACACAATGTCTAAGAAACAAATTCGTTCAATGATATCGGCCCAAAAACGAGCTTTTAAGGCACGGAGGGCATTACAGATAAGATTCTTTTGCTGCATTATGCTTCTTTTTGCATCGGTAGCAACAGTATCCGCTCTTACATCTCCGGAAGATGCTAAAACATCCACGGAGATAATAATTGGAACAACCTTTTCTTCTATGATGGCTATAGGAAATATAAAGGATGTACCCGACTCTGAAGTAGCCGGTGAAGCTATTGCCTATAAAGTATGGCTGGTTGAAACCTCTCAGTTAGATGAATCAAGATCATACCCGGCTCCAAATGCCAATCGAGAGGTCGGTACTCTTCCGCTTCTTTCAGGGGAGCTTATGCATTATTTTGAGGCACATGATATACCAACTTACACTTCTTCCGGAGAAAGGGGAGATCTTACTATAGCCGGCACTAACACCTTTACTATCATTATGGGTGGAGTACGTGATCAGCTTCTTAATTTTATAGAGAAGAAAGCCGGGCTAAAGTTTATTATAATCTTCCAGGAGTGTGAATCTCCTAATAAATATATTATTGGTAATCCTTGTAAACCTATGGTTTTAAAGTCATACAATTTAAAAAATGATAAAGAGAACCGTTCGGTTACATTTACATTTGAAAGTAAGTCTATCAAACAATACAATAAATATATTGGTGAAATTATTACTGGTAATCCTGCTACACATACCGCCGGTGCAACGACGCTCAATATTGCAGCAAATGATAGTTCCTACAGGATCCCGGATGGCTCATCTGCAACTTACGCAATATCTGCCGTCTCCGGACTTACCAACACAGATAAGGGAAGAGTGATCACTCTTATAGGAACCGGCTCAACAAAAGCGGCTACGATCGCCGACGGAGGCCCGTTCGTTTTGGAAGATGGAGCTACCTGGACAGCACGTACCGGAAGTCAAATTGCCTTTCGTGTTCTTGATCCAACCACACTGGTTGAAATCCAGGGTTCCAGAGTACAAACCGCATAATCCACATATAGAGTATGATTTATAATTTTAAAGAAAAAGCAAAGCTCCTCCGGGAGCTTTTGCACCCGTCACATGCAAAGAAAGACCTGGAACTACTTAAAAAAATAGCTCCCGATTGTGACTTGTTAAAATCTCCTATTCTCAGTCCTGAACGATATGGAGAGAGGATTCTAAATGCATTACTTGATACCACAACGGTTGAAGAAATAAGGCTCAATCGTCGTGGCAACGTGAAAAACTCAACTCCTAAAAGAAAAAAGAATGGAAATTCAACCAAAGCAAAAACGGCAGCCGGTCAAAAGAAAAAAACTGTTACCGGAAAGTCATCTAAAAAAGGAAGTACCGGACAAGATGTTGATGCAAAGTCCGGGAATGATAACGTAAAAGATAAATCCGGAACTGTAGCCGGTACAGATGATAAAACAAAGGAGCAACTCGACGAAGTAAAGGAAGAACTCAAAGAGACTAAAGAGGAGCTGGCTAACACTCTCGAAGAGCTGGAGGAAACCCAGGATCTACTGGAGGAAGAAAAAAAAAGCGAATAAGTCATTCGCTCCAAAAAGAGGAAGAATATCCAAACATTGATTGGAGCAATATATTAGACAAGAATGTTCAAATAGCAACCCTTATCTATAACGATCGTATTAATACGTACCGCCAGATGAAGGTTCTGGATACTGAGCTCGATGAGAAGCCAACAGATACGGCAGTTATTAAATTGGCTGAGACAAGGATCCGGAACCTTCTTTGTTTTGAAGAACTGGAGTTGTATAATAACACCGGTAAGTGGAAATATAAACATCCGCTTTTAAAACACTATTCCGAAAGATTCAAATTAGAAGAGTTACGACGAAAAGATCCGGAAGCATTCCTCAAAAAATATGCCGCCTGCAGTAACAACATCAAACGATATCGATCTTACCTCAAAGGAGAGACACGTGCCGATCGGCGTGATAGTGATAAGTTAAACCTGGAGAAACACCAGGAATTGAAAGTAATTTTTGAAAGTATTTTGAAAGATGAATAAAGAAGTAACAATCTATAATTTAGGTAATTTACCTACTGCACCACTTGACTCATTCCGGGAGCTGCAGGAAGACTTTAAAATTTCTGATCCAGATAAACTAAATAAGCTTCAGATGCTTATACTTAGCCGTGGATTTAAATATGCCTTCAAAGCATGGAAGGATCCACAAGGTAATCTATGGATCATTGATGCACATCAACGAAGAAAAGCCTTAATCGCACTCCGAAAGGCAGGATTTTTTATACCGGAGATTCCCTATGAGCCCATCCATGCTGAAACAAAAAAAGAGGCAGTAGAAGAAATAGCAGCCTATAATTCTGAGTTTGCTGAGAAAAATCCCGATACACTCCTTTTCCAAAAATATGGAATCGATTCAGATACCATCGACCGGTTTAATTTATCATTTGATGCCGTTGTATTTGACCAGGTGGATAGTAGTGATAAACTTTTCTCTTCTGATGATCCGGAGGAGATAAGGGAAGACACCGAAGATCTATGTCTCCCTGAAGAAAATAATTGTATAACCCGTCCGGGAGATATTTGGTTACTGGGTGATAACCGGCTTATGTGTGGAGATAGCCTGGAAAGTAGATCAATAAAAATACTAATGAATGGAAGAAAAGCAGATATGTGTACAACCGATCCTCCATACAATGTCTCATATCAGGGAGAGACAGAAGAACAGCTGACAATTGAAAACGATTCAATGGAGAATGACCGGTTTCTTATTTTTCTACGACAGGCATTTACTAATATGTTTAATGTGTTAAAAGAAGGAGCACCAGCATATATCTTCCATGCGGATTCGGAAGGGGGTAATTTCCGTTTAGCATTTAAGCAAGCCGGTTTTAAATTGGCTCAGTGTTGCATATGGGTTAAGAATACCTTTTGCATGGGACGCCAGGATTACCAATGGCAACATGAACCTGTGATCTATGGCTGGAAACCGGGAGCAGCTCACACCTGGTATTCCGACCGGAAACAGACTACTGTCTGGAACTTTGACAAACCACAACGTAACGGGATCCATCCAACCATGAAGCCTATTGCACTGATTGCTTATCCGATTATGAATAGTTCTGCACCCAGGTCAATTGTAATAGATTTTTTCTCCGGTTCCGGATCCACCATAATGGCATGCCAGCAAATAGATCGAATTTGTTATGCGATGGAACTTTCACCACGATATACCGATGCGACTGTTCGCCGGTATATGTCGCTCTTTAAAAACCAACCGGTACAACTTATCCGGGACGGTATTACCCTGTCGGAAGGCGAAACGCTAACACTCCTACATGCAAATTGATTATTCATCAAAGATCCGGACGTTCGGTGCACTGGGTTACAGTGCCGAACGAATCGCAGATCTACTCGGGATTAAAGGACATGAAAGAGCAGATCTGATTCTTAGACTTCTTACTCCGGGTGATGAATATCATGAAGCGTATATGAATGGCCATGCCATAGGAGAATGGAATGTGGATGCTGAACTTGCAAAACAAGCAGAACGGGGTGACATTGATTCCATTGAGACATTAGCCACCCGTTCTAAACAGCGTTTGATCAGGGATATGAAAAATGAAATGTTTGGATTATGAATTATTTAGAAACTCTTGAGAAGCTGCATCCTGATATTGTTGACCACTTTTTAAAGACCGGTGAGACCAGAGCTATCCCTGAAGAAGTACAGGAGTTTCTCCGTCAACTACAATGGGCTGCCGAAATATACGAATATGAGAGAAACATTACCCGTGCTGCCCGTAAACTACAATCCCGGATAATAGCACAGCAAGGTAAAAGTGTGAATATCCGTACTTGTAAGGCCCGGATATATTCGGCAATTACTTACTTCAATATGGATAATAATGTGGCCGTAAAAGTATGGGAGACAGATTATGCCGATAAATATGAAGACCTGGCAAAGCTGGCCGTTGCAGCTGATGAATATAAAACAGCTAAAGCCTGTTTTGATGCAGCACATGAATGTCGAGTCCGTGCCTCTGAAGCCGCAGAGAAAGAAAGTTCATGGGCTCCCGTATTCCTAATCTCAAATGATATATCCCTTGAACAACTCGGAATGCAAAAAAGGAGCCTTAAAGAAATAGCAAGGAAAAGTAATGAAGGCTTTTATATTAATCTTATTGAAGGTCTGCCAATTGAGAGGGAAGAAAAACAACGACTCCTGCGTGATGCAGATATAGAGGATGCCGAAATAATAGAAGAGAAAACAGATGAATGATCAGTTCCAGACAAATCGATTTGAGTCTTACTATATGAACTTGATGCAAATCCGGGCCAATGTAGTGGATGCCAATACACAAATAACGGAAGTTGCACGTGCTGGTGGTAAGACTGAAGGTGTATTTGGTCCACGCATCATTAAAGTTGCAAACGAAATGCCCGGAGAGCTTGCCTTCCTGGTTCATAAAACATATACTGCCCTGTTCACTAATATATGGCCTAACATACAGGCGTACTTCAGCCGTCCGATTGCCGGGGGTAAACGAACAATGCTGGAGTATGGAATTGATTACATAGTAGGAGAAAGTAAAATTCCGTCACATTTCCTGCGCCCACGCTATCCCGTGGCATTTCCAAAACATAGTATCCTGTTCCGTAATGGTTTCCATCTTCAGCTTGTTTCATCTGATCAACCGGAATCTGTAGCCGGTCGATCCGGAGTGCATGCTTTCATTGAAGAAATGAAACACCAGAAAGGAGAGAAACTTAAAACCCGGCTTTTTCCATCACTTCGAGGATCTTCTGCAGAGATTAGGCAGAGTCAATATTACCAGGGTATAACCGGCGTTAGTGATACGGCACGTGTGGATCTGGGAGAGGACAATTGGTTTGAAGAATATGAGAACAATGTAAACGCTGATCTTATTGAGGAGATTGCAACGGTCGCATTCCATTTAAATAAAGCCTTTACAAAAATATATGAAGCTGAATTGCTGGTTAAGGAAGAAAAGAACCCTTTAATCCTGGAGAAGCTCCGGCTCGATATTGAAAAGGAAAAGAGGACGGTTTATCTATGGCAGCCACGTCTGGCAGATATGCGCAGAAATGCCACGTATTACATCCGGGCAAGTAGTTTTGTAAATAAAGATATCCTCGGGCCTAAGTTTTTTAAAACACAGCTTGATTCGCTTGATGTGGATGAGTTTTTAACGGCCATTTGTGCTATAAGGAAAAAGGCCGTTGTAAACCGGTTTTTTGTTAACTTCAATCCCAAAAAACACCAATTTACAGATAGTTACAAGTATGCCAGTATAATGCGGATGGATTTAAAAGAACACTTCCGATTGACTGCATTTTACCAGAAATACTACAGCCCCCAGGAAGAACTGTTTATTGGTTATGATCCGGGTAACTTCTCCAGCCTCGTTGTGGCACAGGAACGAAAGGAGGGAACTGAGCTAAGGATACTAAAAGAGTTCACTCATTATGTGCCACAACAACAGCCGGAACTTGCTAAAGATTTTTTCGAGTTTTATGGAACTGACGCAAAGAACAAAAGTATTAAACTCTATTATGACCGGGCCGCAAATAAAAAAAAAGAAGACTATCAGCAGATTACAACAGATGCAAGAATACTGAAAAGAGAGCTTGAGAGTTATGGCTTTTCAGTTGAACTGATGAATGAGGGACAAAGCACTGTTTACCATTGGCAACAATTCAAACTCCTTGCACTTCTTTTTGGCGAAATGTCTAATGCCTTACCTGTTATACGCATAGATGAAAATGAATGTCCAAACCTTTGCAGCTCCATTATGTTGTCACCCCGTAAAAATGTGGACGGCAAAATAGAACTGGATAAGACAAGCGAGAAAAAAGTTCCTTTAAAATATCAGGCCGGACTTACCACACAGTTACCGTCTGCACTTATTTATCTTTTGCATGGTCTGTATTATGAAAAGATGCCGAATGAATTTAGTTCAATCCCGGATGATCTACCCGACAATATACTGCAATAATAAACCGGAAACGAAACAAAAAATAGTACAGCTATCTAAATAATTAAATCAAATGACATTGATATGAAAAGCAATTATTTGATTTTCAGTTTTGCCGGGCGGCCCAGAAAAAAAGCATTTTTTTTAATTCTTTCAAATCAACACGACACGCTGAGTTTACATACTGAGTTGCACGCCCGATAGATTCGGGAAATATGACAGGCCAACCCCCTCTGTCCTTTAATGTCACAATCTTCACAAATACTTTCGCAGTAATGGAAACGATAAATGGAATTCATGCATTGCAGTGGGCAAAGGAGATATCTAAGCTGCCCGATGGTTGTTTTACGATCGCATTCTTTCCATACTCCAGGGCCAGAGGGGTTGCCTCTTCCAGGCTCATAACAAAGGCTGGTTGCAAGTACCGCCCACAGCTACCCAGGGACAGGTTCGAGGTAAGCTCTGATAACTACTTGCTCTTTACTGATCAAGATGGCGATCCTAAAGCCTGTTACAGGATCCTGATCCGTTTTATCGGTTTCCCACAGGATGGATTTAAACTTCATAAAGTAGAATGGCTATGAATGATTTTAAAACGCTGGGTAATATGGGTTGTTACCTGGATGATAACAATGCAATTTCCTTCCAGGTAGGAACGGATCCCACTATGCGGATCGGTGTGGACCCGGAGGATAGTGTGATGACCGGATACAACCGCAATATCCTTCAAACCCGCTGGCTAAACGTAGATGGGTATCATATCTATGCACGTGGTACCGACAACCGTAAATGCGAGAGGATTGAAAAGGATATTAAGAACAACCGATTACTTCCCAGGCTTATCGGTAAGCAGATCAATATGCTTTATGGCAAAGGGCCACATATCTATATCAAGAAGATAGAGGATGGTAAGATAGAACGACATTGGACCGAACAAAAACATATTCAATCCTGGCTCGAGGGTTGGCTAAAGAATGGGATGGAGATGTCTCATACGGATTTCGGGATGGCCCTGATTAAACGGTACTATACCTTTAGGGACTACTTTGTTAAGAACCGTATATCACGGGGTAAGGCTATCGGACGTCTACCGGTTGCCGGTCTGGAGTTAATGGAGAATAAGCATTGCAGGCTGGCAACTACAAAACAGGACGTGGCAAGTGATATCGTCTTGTATAACGATTTCAGATTTGTAGTGGTAGGAAACTGGAACTATGGTGCCGCAAAGTTTAAGGTATATCCACTCTTCAGGGAGTATGAATTTGATAACTATAACTTTGCTGCTATATCGCATCACCGGGAGAGTTCGGTAGGTGAGCATTACGGTGAAAATGAAACGCATGAAGGAGTCAAAACACATTTAAAGACCTCTAATGAACTGCCGGAATATATCGACTCATTTCTTAACAATAGCCTGGCTGCCAAGATACACGTTGTTATTCCTGCTGCATGGGTAGAGTCTAAGAGAAAACAGATAAAGACACTTTGCGACGAAAATAAAGTAAGGAAGAAAGAAAACAAAGTGCCTTTTAAATATAACGATATAGAGATCGGTACCGAATACAAGGAATCGATTATAGTTCTTTACATGAAAGAAGAGCTCCGTAGGTTATCTCAATATTTATCCGGAAAAAACAATCAGGGAAAAGCATTCTCAACCCTTTCTTTTAAGACCGGCCAGGATAAAGAAGAGGAACGGTGGAAGATTGAAACGATCGATCTCAAGTACAAAGAATATATCAGCTCACTTATTGAATACGACAAACACATCAATGAAGTACTACTCGGGTCCGTAGGTATGGATGCCTCTATATCCGGAATCAGTAAAGATGGAGTGATTTCTAAATCCGGAGCCGATGTTTATTATAATTACCTTCTTTATCTCATGTCGCTGACTCCGGATGATGAAAAATGCTCTGAGCCATTTAATAATGCCATAAAATTGAATTTCCCGGATCTCTATGCCGAAGGTTTCCGGATAGGCTATTACCGGGAAACTCCAACCCGTCAGGAAGAAGTATCATCCAAAGACAGACTTAATAATCAACAATCATGAATATATTAAAAGACATATTCCTGGATCTTGCCACCCTTCAGGAGTTTGTTCCTGGTGTTCCTTCAGACACAAAGTTATCGGAACTGAATAGCTCTGCAAACAGCGCGATTAAGCAAATAAAGAATGTCATTACTCCTGACATTTTTATCCAGATCCAGAATGATATAGACTCCGATATCCGGAATTATTTACTTTCTGCCATTGGCAACCTTACTCTTCATAAAGCAAGTATTTTTGAAATTATTGCTCGCCGCCTCTCCGGAAAAGAAACAGAAGTATATAAAAGTGAGAGGGAAGCTATGGAGAGACACTATATTGATAATTATTTTAATGCAATGGACTCCATTTTTCAGGAGCTGGAGTCAGGTGAAAAATATAAAGATGAATGGCAAAAAACCAGCTATTTTAGATCAAAAGAAAAACTTCAAATTAAAACTACCGGTGACTTTAATTCCTTGTATGGTATTGATATGTCCTACCTGTTTTTCTTCCGGACAATTTATATCCAGGAAGAAGTGCTGGATGAGTCATTTGCCGATTATTTTGAGAGAATTAAAACGAGGAGAGAATTTCTTGAAAAGAAACTTATGAGGGCATTGGCCCAGATGGTGGTGGCTATTGCAGTTACCAGGTTTGATATAGTGGAGCTCCCGGCAACGATCCGGAGTCTTTTTATTGAACAAAAAGCTGTAAGAAATGGTGTCAACGAACATTCCGTGATGAAGGAATTGTCCGCTTCTCTAATAACAAAGGCTATGGATACCATTAAAGCAATCGATACGGCTCTTAGTGAGTCATCCGGAGATAATATTGAATCAGGCACTTCGGTCAACAGACCGGAAGATAAAGAATTTCTAATGGCATGAACCTACCGACTATTAAAATCATTCATCCTAAAAAGATGGTTGAGATCCCAAATAGGTGGGAACTTCTCTCACCGGATCTATATTTATATCTCTGTAGTCTGTTAACGGATTACGCTGTAGGTAAAATATCCTACCGGCAACTACACCTTATGTATGTTTGCCGGTATCTCGGCCTGGATCCGGGGAAGCTCCAGGATGAGACAGCTTGTGAAAATCTATACATAATATCCCGTCAGATAGACTTCATTTTTAAGGATCCCCAAAATATTAACAGTTCTTTCCTGGCACAACTTGTTCCGGAGATAAGTATAAAAGGCCGTTTATTTGATAAAGTATATAAGGCATACACAATACATACCGGCTTCGACACCCTTACGTGTTCACTTACGGCTATCCAATTTATTGAGGCTTATGAACTGCTTGGTGGTAGTCCGGATAAGCTTCCACTTTTGGCAGCCATTTTATATTATCCCAAAAGATATGTTTCTGAAGAAGCCCATAAGTTTGCCGGTGAGTTAAAAGATTTGGATCCCATCCAGCTGCAGGCTGTATTTCTTAATTTTCTTTCTTTCACCAATTATCTTTTTAGTTGTACCGGCTTTAGCATTTTAAGGGGTAAAGCATTGGAAGATAATAAAACTAAAATTACGATCGGTATGTCAGAGAGCCTTTATAATCTTTCCACAGATGGTTTAGGTGATGTTCAGGTAATCGAGCAATTACCAGTAATAAAATATCTTTCACTCCTTCGGAAAAAACTTATCGAAAGCATTAAAGCAATGAACGATGCAGATATTGACCTGCTTGAAATATCTAATAAAACAGGCCTTACAATAAAACAAATAAAGCAGATAATATGAACCAATCATTTTTAACGGATCTATTCCTGTTTTTCGCCCGATTCGTGGAAAAGGAAAGTATTCTAAAACTCTTTAATAAAGGAAGAAGTGAGAATGCCGGTTATGCCGCGCTATTGGATAAAGTTCACCGGCGACAGGATGATTTGGCTATAAAATGCCTGGATTATGTGTTCGGACCAAATTTTGAAGCTGTTTCAGGCTATGTTAATAACCTCCCGGGGTTCTATCTCTTCATTGATTATGGAGAAATTGACTGTTTAACTGATAATAGTAACCGGATGTTTGATTCTGCCAGGTTAGCCGTAACTGTGGCCTACAGACTGAAAGAATTCTCAGGAGATCTGATGGAGCAACTCGTGGTATCTGAGGAGTGTCTTGGATATATTACGGAGATTAGAAAGAGAATGATCCAGGAGCAAAAGGCTCATCCGTGGCTAAAGAATTTATCCAATAACCATACATTCACCCCATTTGTTACGAAGGAGCTCTCCAGTATTGGCTGGACAATTCTTTTTAATCGTGAGGGGTACGATTCATTCAATGTAAAAGGCAAATAGCTGATTGTATTTGTCCTTTTATACCGGTTGGAAGAGGGGTTTCTTTACATCATTAATTGAACGTGTATGAATTATGTATAGTATAGATCCCTTCTTCACGACATTAAAAAGCAAGTTTCTGCAATATATTACCAGCATATTGGGAGGTTTAATAGTGGCTTTCGAATCCTCTATAGTGTTTTTTGTGCCGTGTTTTATTGCAACTATTATGGATATCTGGGCTGCGTATCAATTAGGAAAAAGGATACATAAAAAACATCCGGAAAAAGCAGATGGAAAATTTAAAAGTGAATACAAGTTCCGGATCATGTTTACGATGATCATCGCCTTACTCGCTATCATATTGGCTAATTATGTAGATAAAGAGATTCTTAAAGGAAATGACAATTTCGCCGTTCGTACAATAGTGGGTATTTTTCTTTTTTACCAGGGTTGGAGTGTGCTGGAGAACTGGAGTAGCGAGAACTCCAAACCAATGGCCCGTGCCCTCCAAAGGGTGATGGTAAATAAAGCGGAACGTCATTTTAATACCGACCTTAAAGATATACTTCTCCCGGAAGAGAAAGCAAACCCAAATAATAAAAATCAAATGTAACCGGTATGGCAACAAAAAATGAACAATTAGATTTTGTTAAGCGGATATATCCTGCAGCAAAGAGGCTATATGATGAAAAACCGAATGAATCGATTCATCCTATTTTTGAGACGGCTCAGGCAGCTCTGGAGAAAGGTTGGAAGATAGGCGATCCTGCCGGCTACAATCTTTTTGGTATAACAAAAGGTAGTTCCTGGACAGGGCCAACTAAACTGATCCAGACAAAGGAGATATTTTCTACACCGAACGTAAAGTTTAATCCTCCGGAAGAAGTGATCTCTATAACTCCTCATGGAACTAAATACAGATACATTGTAAAACGGCTGTTTCGTCAATACCGGTCGATCGAAGAGTGTTTATATGACCACCAGGCCCTTTTTAGAAAATCAGGTTATGCTGATGCTTGGCCATATCGCGATGATCCCAGGGAGTTTGCCATTCGTTTAATGGATGATACCGGTTGGAAGTATGCTACCGGAGATGGTTATGTTGATCTTATTCACAAGATAATTAAGATGGTGGAAAACCATGTGAAGGCCCTCGGTTTATGAAGCATACCAAGTTAATATTGCTCATTTGTATTTGTTTTACCGGATGTAAAACAAAACAACACTTGGAATCACATAACGATATCCGGAGCCTTTATTCAGAGGAATATTTACTCTCCATGCTTACAAGTATTGAAATCGCCGACTCCATACAGCAAAAGATCACACGGGATCTATCTGGACATATTGTTTTATGGTCAAAACCGGACAGTATAGGATTACAATATAAAACGGCAGATATTGAGTTTATATCTATAAATAAAGAAGAAATATCCCAGGCTTCGCAAATAGTCATTGCCGATACTATCACATTAAAGAATAATTATACTGAAGATATAACGGATAAATCTGTTGTTGTTGATTCTAAAGAGTCCGATAGCCGTATAATCAATAATAATCTTTTAGCCTGGATAATAGGAATAATAGTTGGCTTAGGTCTTATGGTAATATTGTTTAGGTTTTTTTTTAATACTAAAAGTAAATAGTTTTTTCTTTTTCATGGTATTTGAATTTAGGTTAGTGTAAGACCGTCTTGCCTGTGATGGGTAGGGCGGTTTTTGGTATGTTAATGAGTTATATTGTAAATTTAAAATCGATGGATAATATATACCTTTCGGATCTTATATGAAAATAGCTGAAAACATAATAAGTGCAGAGGATTTAAAAACTATAGGAATACAACAAATCAATGAAGTGCATGGTTATACGTTGTTATGTAAGTACTTAAAAGATGATGATGCCTATTTATGTAATTCCTTTACGAATAGACATGGATATGTTGTTTTCAATATCGATATGCCTGAAGATGTTTATGAAGTTCTGAATTATATTTATGAGAATATGTCTCTTAATTGTCATGCCCAAATGTTAGAATATAAAACTATATGTTTCAAGGACATTTCTCCAGATAAAGCAACAATCACAATTGAATACAAAATTTTCTAATTCTTGGGTTTAATTATATCCGGATTATGCGGATTCTTTCCACCTCTTTGAAATTCATCTTTATTGACCTCATACGCTATCATCTTATCCTTATCAAAAGGAGTCATTAATTGTGCTATTTCTTCATCAGTTAGTTGCTGTTCCAGCCATCTTTCTTCTAATTTTTTGGGAATCATAAATGGCATCCTGAAAGGATTCTTTCCGCCGTTATGAATCCACTTCATTAGCTCATTGGCTTCTGTTGTGATCATAGTATAGGTTTCATGTACCTCTCCAGTTTCGGTATTAATCCAGGTATCATACAATCCTCCTATCGAGAATATTTCTTCATCTTTAACCTGAATATAGTAAACACTTGATACAGGTTTACCATTAACTTCATCATAATGATATTCATAAAACCCGGTGCTTGGTATAATACAACGCTTCTTATGAATGAGCATCTTATAAGGCCATGTATGGAATAAATCTTCTGCCCTGGCATTGACAAACCAATTTCCTTTACGATACCTTTCCATGTCAGATTTCTTCACTGTTGACGGGATTAACCCCCACTCCATGATATGAGGTTCTTTCGACAGGCTTATGATGATAGTGCCAGGATGTGCATACGCCGGTAAAACAAAACGTTTGTCATCAAACAATTCAAGTTGTTTGTTCATATTACGTCTATATCTATTTGCCGCTTTCTTGGCTTCAACTGTAAATGAGTTAAAGAAACACATTCAATATAATTTTATTCTTGGTAAATCGGATATTCGTGTGGTATAACAAGGAGAGCGGTGTTCTTGTTTCATTTTCCAATTATGTTTACCTAACTGATTAGCTGTTATTAATAGGTTTTTGTTAAACCCACTGTTGTACTTGTCTAAAATTGGCATTATTTTTTTAAGTTTTTCACGGTAGGGACCAGATGTATCATATACATTTTGCTGTACCTCTTCTGCCGGGGAGGTCTCCATAATTGTTACACCTCCTTTTTTAAACTCATATCCTTCTTTAAAGATCTTTTCAACTCCAAGAACAGAATAATGTATGATCTCGTTCGTCACATTTGTTGGAACTGGTAATTTAACAATAATATTTTGAGCATATTGAGGAGATTTCGGATTAAAATTATTGGTATGGATAAATACTTGAATGGTACTTGTGCACGAATTTTGCATTCTAAGTTTTTGAGCACATAAAGATGAGAATGTGGCAATAGCCTCTTTTATATCTTCAATATTCGTAGCCATTTTTCCAAATGCCCGGCTTGTTGTTATTGATTTCTTTGGTTGTGGTTGATTATCTAAATTATAACAAGGGAATCCCCGTAGTTCATGCCACATTCTTTCTCCTACTACAGTTAATTTTTTCCTTACCCATAGGCGTGGTGCGGTTGCAAGGTCATAAGCAGTCTTTATCCCATAGTTATTAAGTTTTTCTTTATATTCTTTACCAACACCCCAAATATCCCCAACCTTAGTTAATTGAAGTGCTTTGATATGTTTCTCAGGTGAATCAATGACGCAAGCTCCTTTATAACCGGAATGTCTTTTTGCAAATTTATTTGCGAGCTTTGCAAGGGTTTTCGTGGGTGCAATTCCAAGAGAGAGAGGTATTCCGGTTCCCCAAGATACCTCCTTTACCATCTTCTCTCCGTATTCTTTAAGATTAAATCTTTGCATGCCACTATAATCGAGGAAACATTCATCGATACTGTATACTTCTGTTTCAGGAACATACGTCGCAAGCGAAGCCATTACTCTGTTAGACATATCACCGTAAAGTTCATAGTTACTGCTAAACAGGACCACCCCGTATTTACGTATTAATTTTTTTACCTTGAAATACGGTACTCCCATTTCGATACCTATGTCTTTTATCTCTTGTGAACGGGCAATGATGCATCCATCATTGTTACTTAATACTCCTACCGGTGCAGTTCTATATTCTGGTCTGAATGCCCTTTCACAACTGCAATAGAAATTATTACAATCAGCTAAACCAACCTGATTAGATCGATAATCAACATTCTCAAACATGGACGGTGCTTAAAGTTGTGATTTAATTGAATAAGTTACTATACCCCAAATAATAAACCTATTATCCTCAGTTACTATAATGGGCTTATATTTATGTTTATTCTTATCAGATGGATCGGGCACTAAAAAAACATTATCTTTTTGAAATAAAACCCTTTTTAAAGTGAAATCCCCATCAATGAAACAAACTGCAAGATTTCCATCTTTTGGCTTTAATGATTTATCCACTATGATTAAATCCCCATTCGAAATATTAGCTCCTTCCAGACAATCGCCATCTGCTTGGGCTATGAAAGTATAATAAGGATGTTTGATTAATATCTCATTCAAATCAATTTTTTCCGCTAAATAATCGTCCGCCGGACTTGTAAAACCTGCACTTATGCCACCTACATAAGGCAACATTATCTTCTTTTCGATACTACAATTATATAACTTCAAATTCATACGTAATACATCCTTTTTTACTTACCAACAAATATATGAAACACCACAGCTATATTCCTCGGCGATTTTTCCCTTTAAGTTTACAATTTTATCGGGATTGCAGGCTTTTAATAACTAGAGCATTCTAGTCTTATGGATATAGTCGTATAGTTCAAGTTTTTAATTAAAAACGGTAATTATAAAGTTTATATCAAAATGGAGAAAATAATATATGGAACATCGGATCTTTGTTATGTAGTAAATTACAGTTATGATATGAAGAAAAAATCAGCAACCAAAGATTTTAATAATATAATAGTCATAAAAGATCTGTTAATTCGGATTATTGATATAATCAAGGATAATGGCATAATAATTTGATAAACTAATATAGCTTATGAGAGGTAAGACAATTTTGTTTTCCTTAAATAATAATTAAAATATATATTACAAAATTTCAGATTAATAAGAGTAACCTCTTCCTTTACAGATTGGACATTTTCCATAATAATAATTATTATCTCCTTTACCTGTATAATCAGGACCATATGTTTTATAAGGACTTTTTCCAGACCCATCACAAGTACTACATTTTTTCGTTGCTCTATTTTTTTTCTCATCTTTATAT